GTTTCTTCAACCTCTGGTACTTTTTCTAGTGGAGAAACGATTGAGGGAGGATCTAGTGGTATTAAGGCTACATTTCATCAATACCACAGTGCAAATACTACGATAAGGTATTCAAAACCAACTACAAAAAATAATTCCAATGCTGACGCGATTGGAGATGGAAATACCTATTATACAGATACAACTACTACATGGACTGCCAGTGAAACCATTACAGGAGCAACAAGCGGTGCAACAGCAACCGTTCATGGTAGTACAGCTCAAACTATCGGTGATATAGATAATCATTATCTTTCTTTAGATGAGAGTTATATTGGTATTACAGGAATTATACCACTTACCGAAAATTTAAGTGGTAGTACAAATATGTTTTCAGTCAACTATCAGTACGCGCTGAATGATCTTTATACAATGGGTTCAGCTGGTGATATGAAAAACTATGTTTTCACTCAACAATATCTTGCTACTATTCAAAATCTTTTCTCTGGATTACCTAGATTCAGATTCAATCGACATAGAGATAGAATTTATCTTGACATAGATTGGAGTGGAGATCTTAAAATAGATGACTTTGTTATAATTGAAGCTTATGCGTCAATGAATCCAGAAACATATACTGATGCTTATAGTGATATTTTCCTTAAAAAATATTGTACAGCTCTTCTGAAAAAACAATGGGGTATGAATCTTATAAAATTTGAAGGTGTTCAATTGCCTGGAGGTGTTACTTTAAATGGGAGACAATTATATGATGACGCAACTACAGAATTAGAATACTTAGAAAAAGAAGGAAAATTAGAGTATCAACTCCCCGATGATTTCTATATAGGTTAGAGGATATAAATGGCCACTAATCATTATTTCAATCATTACGGAACGAATACACCAGATCAGCGTTTAGTTGAAAGTATCGTAATTGAGTCTATTAAATCTTTTGGTATTGATGTTCATTACATGCCTAGAACTGAAGTTAATACAGATGCTATCTTTGGTGAGGATCGTATTTCTAAGTTTGAAGATGCTCGTATGGTAGAAGTGTACATTAAGAGTATAGATGGATTTGAAGGTGATGGTACATTTGTAAGTAACTTTGGACTAGAAGTAAGAGATCAAATTACTTTTACAATTTCTCGTAGAAGATTTATAGATTTAAATTTTGAAACAGGTAATAGAGATAAAGAACCACTAGAAGGTGACCTTATTTTCTTTCCTTTGTCTGACTCCCTTTTTGAGATTAAACACGTGCAAGATACGAATGTTTTCTATCAAATGGGTGGACTACAAACATTTGATTTAGTATGTGAACTCTTTGAATATGCTGATGAAGCAATTGATACTGGAATTGATAAACTTGATAAAATTGAAAGAGAACAATCATATTCAATAAAATTCACTCTCGGTACTGGAGCTGGTACATTTACAGTTGGTGAACAAGTGTATCAAGGTTCTACTGGATATGCAAATTCTGCAATTAAAGGAGAGATTTTTGATTGGAATTCTAGTACAAGCCTTCTTACAGTTGGAAATATTATTGGAGCTTTTGATGAGGATAATCAAATGTATGAATATCCGTTTTCTATAGCATTAGAAGATGGTACTACACTTCTTTTAGATGATGGTACAACAAATACCCCCAATTCTTCAACTGAGGGTAAACCATACTTTGAATCTAGTGCATCTTATGCCACAACATCTTTTGATGATAAGGTAATATCAACTGATGCATTTGCAAACAATGTTGGAATTGAAACGGTGGCTGATGATATACTTGACTTTACAGAAGGTAATCCATTTAGTGAAGGAACAGGGTACTAATGTTAGGATCTACCTTTTATCATCAAACTATAAGAAAATATGTAGCAGTATTTGGAACTCTTTTCAATGATATTAATATTGAAAGGAAAAATTCAAGTGGTACTGTAGTAGAAAGACTGAAGGTTCCTCTTGCATATGGCCCCAAACAAAAGTGGTTACTTGCTGTTCAAGATACCACTGCAGATAGAAAAGTTATAGCGACGAGAACTCCAAGGATGGGGTTTGCAATGACAGGAATTTCTTACGATACTGCAAGAAAATTGAATACGATTGGTAGAAATGTTAAAGCAAACACTTCTTCTACTACTACCAGTATGGTCACAATGTATAATCCTGTTCCTTATAATTTTGATTTTGAATTGTTCATACTTGTCAAGAATGCTGAAGACGGAACTCAAATTTTAGAACAGATACTTCCTTATTTTACACCAGAGTTTACCGTTACCGTCAATACAATTCCCGATATGAACATCAAGGCAGATGTTCCTATTGTGTTGAATTCTTCTAGTGTAGCAGATGAATATGAAGGTGATTTATCAACAAGAAGAACTATTACTTGGACTCTTTCATTTGTACTTAAAGGGTTTATTTATCCAAATATTACATCTGGTCAAGTTATTAAAACAATTGAAGTTAATTTCCGAATTCCTGGCGGTGATAAAGAAATTGAACTTCCAGAATTTATCATATATGAAGATAGTACACCAGATACTACAAACTATATAATATTAGATGGATTTGGGCGTGGTACATCTGGTGCTGAATATAGAACATTTAATAGGGCAAGAATTGTAAACGAAAATACTACTGATGGTGTACAAGATGCTACAATCAAATCTCGTTACACAGTCGTTCCTGCACCTCTTTCTGCAACAGCTGACACCGATTATGGTTTCTCAGAAACTTTTGAATTTTTTGATGAAGGTAAATGGAATGACCCAACAACTGGTACGGATATAACAACATGAGAGATGTAATGCCTATGAATGTGGATAACCACTTAGATGAAGTTTTAGGTATTGTAGAAAAACCTAAGAAGGAAGTCGTTAAGACAGGGCGTTTTGTTCCTGTTATCTCAGCTGATGATAGTGAAACCGATTTCCAGTATGCGAGAGAGAACTTATATAATCTTATAGAACGAGGACAGGATGGTTTGGAGGAAATGCTTGAAATTGCAAAAAGTTCGGAACATCCCCGTGCGATGGAAGTTTTCGGACAGTTAATCGGAAAACTCACTGAAACGAATAAAGAATTGTTAAATTTACATAAGACGAAAAAGGACATTTCACAAGACACTTCTGGCCCTAAAAATGTATCTAATAATCTTTTTGTTGGTTCTACGGCAGAATTACAAAGGTTTCTCAAGAAGGGGAAAGACATAAAAGAAAATGAAGAAGAAATATGAGCCCCGTGAAGCTTTAAAGAAAGCATTAGAATTACCCGATGACCGTGTATATCTAAGTGAGGAATACCTCGCTTGGTGTAGAGAAAATCAAAACTATAAAGAAAAAAGTAAGAATGTCATCTAAAACTTATCTTGGAAATCCTAATCTAAAGGGTATGGGTGTCAGCGTTGATTGGACACCAGAAGCAGTTGAAGAATACAAGAAGTGTATGAAATCACCTTTGTATTTTATCAAAAATTATGTCCAAATTATCAATGTGGATAGAGGTCTTGTAAAATTTGATCTGTGGGATTTTCAAGAGGACATGGTAAACAAGTTCCACGATGAAAGATTTGTGATATGTAAAATGCCTAGGCAGACAGGTAAATCAACTACCATCATATCATATCTTTTACACTACATACTGTTTAATTCAGAAGTTAACGTGGCAGTACTTGCAAACAAGGGTGCTGTTGCCAGAGAACTTCTGTCACGATTACAGTTGGCATACGAACATCTACCAAAGTTTCTTCAGCAAGGTGTGACGATTTGGAACAAGGGGAACATAGAGTTGGAAAACGGATCGAAGATTCTGGCGTCTGCCACTTCTGGTTCAGCAGTTCGAGGTTCTTCTTTCAACATCATTTTTCTTGATGAGTTCGCACACGTTCCAAATACTATCGCCGAATCATTTTTTACCTCTGTTTATCCTACCATATCTTCTGGTGAAACTACCAAAGTGTTTATCGTTTCAACCCCACTAGGTATGAATCTCTTCTATAAAATGTGGGTAGATGCAGAAGAGAAACGTAACAATTATGTTCCAATTGAAGTACACTATTCACAAGTGCCGGGTAGAGATGAAAAGTGGAAACAAGAAACAATCAAAAATACTTCAGAGTCACAATTCAATCAAGAGTTTCTTTGTGAATTTTTAGGTTCAACCCGCACTCTTATAGATCCATCAAAACTAAAGACAATGGTATTCAAGAAGCCCATATTCTCAAGTAATAATATTGATGTTTATGAAGAACCAATCAAGAAAGCTACATACTGTATGATTGTGGATACCGCTCAAGGTAAAGGCCAAGATTTTTCAGCATTCTCTGTTTTTGATGTTTCACAGATACCGTATCGACAAGTTGTAAAGTATAGAGATAATAAGATTTCACCTATGTTGTATCCAAATATTATATACCAAGTAGGAATGAAATATAACACTGCCTTTACTCTATTAGAAATCAACGATATGGGCTCACAGGTGGCAGAAGCTTTACACTATGACCTTGAATATGAAAATGTTATGATAACTTCTATGAAGGGTAGAGCAGGTCAACAAATTGGGGGTGGTTTTTCAAAGAATATTCAACTTGGAATACGAACCAGTAAACAACTTAAAAGAATTGGTTGTGCCACTCTAAAGGAAATGATTGAAACAGATAAGTTAATAGTTCCAGACTTTGAGACTATTGCTGAATTAACTACTTTTGCATCTAAACACAATTCTTATGAAGCAGAGGAAGGTTCACATGATGACCTTGCAATGACATTAGTAATCTTTGCTTGGTTGGTTCAACAAAGATATTTCAAAGATATGACAGACCTTGACCTTAGACAAAAAATGTATGAAGATTTTGAAGAACAGTTTGAACAGGATATGCTTCCATTTGGTATTATTGATGATGGTCTAGAAGAAGAATCCTATACGGACAATACAGGTCAACTTTGGGAAGTATCACCATCACAAAGAAGTTATTTTTAAACATTTGTTCCAAACCCAAAATCTGCATCAGGGTCTTCTTTATCGTGTCTTATATCTTGAAGTAATTTTTTAGCATCTGGATGTACTCTTGTAGAATTGTAGTCTAATCTAGATTCAGATTTTGTACATACTATTAGATGTTCTGGATTCACACACGAATTTTGTCCACAAATTTGATGTACGATATATCCTGAAGAGATTTCTCCTTTATGATGTAGATAAGAAAACCTATGTGCAGGTATAGATTTTCCTTGATATGAAAACATTCCATATCCCTGTTGTGTTTTTGAAGCCTTCCATGTCCAACATCCACTTCCTGTGTTCTTGTCTATCTTTGTTAAAAAGCGTTCAATTTCTTTCATGTTACCTCCGCGTGTTCATATAGGTATTTATATCTCAATAAATACCTAAAATACAGAGTTTGAGGTTTTTATAAATAATCTATAGAGTAAGATAACTTTGTATTAATTAACTAAAATTAGGAGAGATGACATGGGTTTTCAAGTATCACCTGGCGTAAACACATCTGAAATTGACTTAACAACTATCGTACCTGGCATTTCTTCAATAGATGCTGGATTTGCAGGAACATTTCGATGGGGCCCAGTCAATGATGTAAAATTGATTGATTCAGAAGATTTATTGGTGGAAACATTTCAATCTCCTGACGCAAACACATACATTTCATTTTTAACAGCAGCAAACTTTCTAACGTATTCAAGTGCACTTCATGTTGTAAGGACTACGAACACAGCAATGAAGAACGCTTCTTCAAGTGGAACTGTTGTTTTAATTGCTAACACATCAGTTTATCAAGCCACATATTCAGAACAAGAAGGAACACCAGTAACAGCTCAAGGTGATTGGTCTGCTAAATGGGGTGGAGATTTAGGAAACAGTCTTAAAGTTTCCATTTGTGGCCCAACACGAGCTAACCT